CAAAACTCAAGAAATTAACTTCAGCTATGCGTAATCGTTACGATGAACTTATTGCCGAAGGAACTTTGATTGTTATGGACGGTGTTGTTCTTGATATGAATCAAGTATACGACGATTTATCTTCAATGATTTATGAACACAAGTATGTAGTTTACGCTTTCGGTTATGACCCATATAATGCTAGAGAATTCGTCGAAAGATGGATTCGAGACAATGGTGAATATGGAGTTGAGAAAGTAATACAAGGTGCCAAAACAGAATCAGTACCTATGGGCGAGCTCAAAAATTTAGCAATGGAAAGACTATTAATTTTTGATGAAGAACTTATGAAGTTTGCTATGGGTAATGCTATAGCTATTCAAGATAATAATGGTAACTATAAATTATCTAAACGTAGAACCGACGAGAAGATAGATAATGTTGCCGCTCTTATCGACGCATGGGTTGCGTATAAACGTAATCTAGACTTATTCGGATAGAAAGGCTTAAGAACACTATGAGTATGTTTACTGATGGTTTACAACATGCCTGGTCTATGTTTAACCGAAACGACACAACATCATTAACAGAAACGCAACCTGTGTTTCAATTTTCAACCGAACCTAGAGCTTTGAATCCAAACAATTCAATACCAACTAGAACATATGCTAGAGCATCTATCTCTTCTATGATCTTTAACCGAATCGCTATGGACGCAAGCACTGTTAAATTCCAACATGTTAAATTGGCTGAAGATAAGGAAAACCAAACTGTACAGTACGGATCTTCTCTACAGAGATTATTTGAAGTCGAAATGAATATTGACCAATCTGCTACAGATTTCTTTCATGATTTAGTATACTCACTATTCGATGAAGGAGTTGTAGCGGCAGTCCCTGTAGAAGCTACTTTAGATCCTACACAATCCGATTCGTATGATATTAAATCTATGCGAGTTGGTAAAATTTTGGAATGGTTTCCTACTAAAGTTCGTGTGAAAATTTATAATGAATATAAAGGCGATTTCTCAGAAATCATTGTACCAAAGAAAATGTGTGCTATTATCGAAAATCCGTTAGCCAACATTTTAGGGTCTGATAATCCTACTATGAATCGTCTTATTCAAAAACTTTCAATTTTAGACAAACAAGATATTGATGCAGTTGCTAATAAATGGAATATGATTCTACAGCTTCCTGTTCCTGTCAGAAACGACATTAAGAAGAAAGAAGCCGATGATCGTGTTAAAGACATTGAAAAGCAACTTCAAGATTCTAATTTAGGAATTGCATATATTGCTGCTGACGAAAAGATTACTCAGTTAAATAGACAAATTAATTCGAATCTTATGGATGAAATTAAGTATTTAACCGATGAATTACTAAGTCAAATTGGTTTGACCAAATCAGTATTTGATGGTACTGCCAATGCCGAGCAAATGCAAAACTATTATACAAGAACAATTGATCCAATTGTAACAAGAATTCAAGAAGAATTTCAACGAAAATTTATTACTAAGACAGGCTATACACAAGGACATCGTATTGTGACTTATAGTGACCCATTTAAATTGGTTCCTACAAGTCAACTTGCTACGATTGGGGATTCTTTGCTTCGTAACCGAATTCTTACTTCTAATGAATTCCGTGCAGTTATTGGTTATGGGCCTATTGCTGACCCAATGGCTGACCAATTGTATAATCCAAATATCTCTGATGTTCGTCAAAACGTATCTATACCTGGGTCTGTCGGGTCCCCTGAAAGCGAATACGACTACGCTCAATACCCCCAAGAAGAAGCGTATCCTATTGAAGACTTTCAAAATGGCGGCAAATAATGATGGAGGAAATGTCGTATAATGGATAAACATCCCAAGTATGATTTCGCGGGTTATGTAACTCGTAACGACACTCGTTGTACAGACGGTGTTATTATTCGACATGGTGCGTTCAAAGACAATAACGGACAAAAAGTTCCTCTGGTTTGGTCTCATGATCATAGTACACCAGAGAATGTTATTGGTCATGTTATGTTGCATCATGCTGATGACGGCGTTTATGGCGAAGGATATTTCAACAATACTCCAAAAGCCAAAAGTGCCAAAGAACTCGTACAACATGGAGATATCTGGTCTATGTCTATCGGGGCAAATCGTATTAAACGTACGCCACAAAATGACGTAATCCATGGTAATATCTATGAAGTATCACTTGTAGTCGCCGGAGCTAATCCTGGCGCTGTTATTACGGAAGTGTTACAACACTCCGATAATCCTAATGAAGGGGAAACTATTATAATGGAAAGTAATGAACTTTTACATAAAGCAAGCGATGTATTGCTTGGTAAAGAGCGTGTAAGTCTCTTTGATCTTATTCAACATGCTGACGAAGGTGAAGCTACAGATATCATGGATGGGGTTCTAGGAACTCTTAATGAAGATCAACAAGAAGCTGTCGCTATTCTTACAGAAGCTTCAGTTAACGAAGCGCTTGAAAATTATGAAAACTCTGTTAATGAACAATTTGATGCTGCTGTTGATGCACGTGTCGAAGAAGTTTTGAGCGAACTTGCTGATAAAGCTGACGAAGATGATGAAGAAGAAACCGAATTAGAACAATCTGCCCTAGGAGGACAAATCATGCACTATAATGCATTTGGACAAAATGTAAATGACGAAAAAGAACTTCGCCACTCACTTGAAGCTGCTTTGGAAACAGCTAAATCTACTGGTCGTACAGTAGGTCAAGTTCTTTCTGAAATGGACGGTGGCGACACTCTTAAACACTCAATGAACAACATTGACAAACTTTTCCCTGATCATGCACTTCAAGGTGGAGTACAAGTAATCTACTCACCTAACACTGCTACTGAACATATTCTTATGCGTGTAACTAAAGTACCAACCGCTTTCGTTAAATCAATCATGACAGACCTTTCTGACTTGACTGACGAACAACTTCGTGCTAAAGGTTACATCAAGGGAACTGAAAAGAAAGAACAAATCATTTCTTTCTTGTCTCGTAAGACAGACCCACAAACAATCTATAAAAAACAATCGATCGACCGTGACGACCAGATCGATATCGGTCAACAACTTAACGTTGCCGCATTCTTCCAACAAGAAATGCGTATCAAGTTGAATGATGAAATTGCACAAGCAATTCTTGTATCTGACGGGCGTAACACTGGTGACGCTGCTAAAATTAAAGAAGACAAGATTCGTCCAATCACTAAAGACGAAGACTTCTACACAATCAAGGCTACTTACAACCCTAAAGCTCTTCTTGACGTATTCCAAACAGTTGCTGAAGAAAAGACTAAGATGCTTGGTTCTGGTACACCATCATTGTACATGAACCCACTCTTCTTGACAAAACTTCGTTTCCTTCGCAACAAGAACGAACAATGGGTATTCGGTGGACAACAACCTGCTACTAAAGAATATCTTGCTTCATTGTTTGGCGTTGCTGAAATCATTGAAACAAACTTCTTGAAACCTGAAGAAATGATCATGGTTAACTTGGCCGACTACCAAATCGGTACAAACCGTGGTGGTGAAGTTAACACATTCGAACACTTCGATATTGACTTCAACAAACAGAAATACTTGATCGAAACTCGCTTGTCTGGTGCCCTTACTCGTGCTAAATCTGCAGTATACTTCAAACCTGCTGATGGATCAGCTGCAACATCAGGACCAGCTGCAGCTGGAGTTCCTGGGGGATAATCAATGAAGTTTAGCGGAAAAGCTGGTTTTAGAATTGATGACGTAGAAATCGAACCTGGTGTCTACGAACCCACTGTAGTAGTTAAGTCTATCAAAGGGACTGTGGTAATTAATCATTACCAACATCAAAATAGCGACAAATCAACAATTGATAATGTTCGCATTACCAACCAGCTGTCAATTGTCGCTAATCAATTTTTAAATGAACACATCGCAAATTTGGTATATATCGAATTTCAGGGGGTCAAATGGAAAGTCGAAAGTTTTGATATCCGACCTCCTCGCGTTGTTGTCAGTTTGGGAGGGGTTTATAATGAGCAATCGACTTGACATGCATAACCTAATTCTTAAAGCTGTTGAACTAACCGGTGAGAGGTATAAAGTTTATTACAACCCAATCGCAAACGTAAAATTAGAATACCCATGTATCATTTATCGACGTAAAGGTATTCATCAACGACATGCCGATGATATTAGATATCATACACATACGTCATATCAATTAACTATTATTGATAAACGGGTAGAATCACCTGTTGTAGAAAAACTACTTGAGAATCAATATTGTACTTACAACAATGAGTTCGTATCAGAGAATATGAACCACACTATTATGACACTTAATTCTGGAGGAATTACAAATGGCTAAACTAGTATTTGACGAACTAGGAAAACGTTTCTATGAGACCGGTGTATCGAACGCCGTTCTTTATCCACAAGCAGACGATGGATCATATCCTAAAGGTGTTGCTTGGAATGGTATTACTGCTGCTAACGAATCACCATCAGGTGCTGAGTCTAATGACCAATACGCAGACAACATTGTATACTTGTCACTAACAGGTGCTGAGAAATTCGAAGCTACTATCGAAGCATTCTCTTCACCAGCTGAATTTGACGAATGTGATGGAATGAAAGAACTTTCTAAAGGTCTTACAATTTCACAACAAACTCGTAAACCATTTGGTTTCGCATACAAATCAATCCTTGGTAACGACATCAAAGGTAACGACTATGGTTACAAACTTCACATTTGGTATGGATGTAAAGCTGCTCCGTCTGAACGCTCACATTCAACTGTGAATGACAGTCCAGAACCACAAAACCCATCATGGAGCATTTCATCAACTCCAGTTGCGGTTCCAGGCGCTAAACCATCATCTGTATTGACATTCAACTCAACTACAACTCCTGCTGACAAACTTAAGAAAATCGAAGATATTCTTTACGGAACTGATGAAGCAGATGCTCGTCTTCCATTGCCATCAGAAATTATTGAGTTATTGAAATAATTATTTAACATAGGAGGTACTCGATTATGCTCAAACAACAAGTAACATATGAGGATTTCGATGGAAATACTCAAAGCGAAACTCTATACTTTAACCTTAATCGTATGGAGTTGATCTCTTTCCAAAAACGCTATGGTAGCGAAAATATGGAAAACTACATCAACAAATTGATTGAAGAAAAACAAATCGAACCAATGTATGATTTGTTGAATGACTTCGTATTGACAGCTTATGGTGTTAAATCAGAAGACGGTAAACGTTTCATCAAGAATGATCAAATTCGTGAAGAATTCAAACAATCACTAGCTTATGAAGCTTTGATTGAAGACTTCCATGACGATTCTCGTAAAGTTCTTGAGAACTTCATCGCTGGTGTAACTGCTCATATTCGTGGTATTAATACAGCAGCTGCTGGTGCAGCAAACTAATTAACACAATGGAGGCGTGGATTTTACCCGCCTCTTTTTGTTTTTTTTTATAAAATGTTTGAGGTGTGAATATTATGTCTGAGTTTTTAACTATAACTTTGGATGAGCTTGAAATGTGGGATGACAGCATATCTCAATTTATTATAACAGAACCGAAACAAGATGTTACTTTTAGATATACTCTAACTGTGTTAGATAAATGGGAAACTAAATACAGAAAGCGTTTTATCGATAATTCTAAAAATATAGAACAGGATGAAATTCTGGATTTTATTATAATGATGGCCGATAAAGAATTTGATATTTCTAGACTCACCGAAAGTAATTTCAAAGAGATTATCAAGTACATGGAGACTACTCCAAGTGCTACTGAATTACCTAAAAATAATTCTAGTCACGGTACCGGGTATCATCGAAAGAAAATATTTACATCTGAGATAATTTATGCAATGATGGCTTTGAATCATATTCCATTTAATTGGGAAGATAGAAATCTTAATAAATTGATAATGTTACTCAACTGCGTAGGCTCATTGCAAGAACCTCCTAAAAAAATGACCAGAGCTGAAGCAATGGAAGAACATCAAGCACAAGTTCTTAGAAATAGAAAAATACTCGAAGAACGGAGGAAAAAGATGAATGGATAATTATAAAGCCATATCTACTAAAGATACTATTAAACATTTCGGAATTAAAGGAATGAAGTGGGGCGTTCGCACAAGATATGCTAAAGATAGACTCAGTAATTATTCTGCATATAAGAAAGAATTACGAGGAATAAAGGATGAGTATAAATTAAGAAAACCAACTTTACTATCTAAAAGTTTACGACGTAGTGGCGTTGCATCTTTAGGCCTAGGACTTATATCTAAGAATGCCGATTTTACCAACTATGGTATTAGCGCTATTGCTGGTGGAGTTACTCTAGATGCTATGAGGGGATCCCATGCGGCCAAAAAAGATTATAAGTATCAAAAGAGACTTTTAAAAAAAGAATACAAAAAATCTAAATCCGAATTAAAGCGATTAAAAAATAATGGTTTGTTAGAAAATAAAATTATAAAAATCGCTAATAATAAACGTTTATCTGATATTGATAAACAGAAAAGAATTATCGATGTTAGTAAACGTATAAGGTAGGATATTATAAAATATGAGAATTCAAGAGTATGGTGATTTCGGAAATTTAGAAAAATTTTTGAAAAGATCACGAAAAGCTAATCTTGATGCTTTGGGGAAAGCAATTGTCGATGCTTTAAGAGATGCGACCCCTGTAGAATCTGGGGAAACCGCAAACTCATGGGGATATCGAATAACACAAACCTCTCGAGGTCAAGATTTAGAAATATTCAATACCCATATTAATAAAGGTGTTAATATTGCCATAATTTTACATTATGGTCACGGTACTGGTACAGGAGGTTATGTTCCTCCAAGACTATATATTGACAAAGCTATTGATTCGGTATATAAGAAAACTATTAATAAAGTTTTAGAAGATTATCTAAAATAGAAAGGTAAACTATGGCTGGATATGTAGATGAAAAAGTCGCCAAGGTCACCTTAGACAATAAAGGATTTTCTAAGAATGCGGATGATACTGTCGCTGCATTAGAAAGAATGAAAAGTGCCTTTAGTAAAGTCAATGGTAAAGATGCGACTAGAAACATAGCCTCAGATATGTCAGAGATGAATAACACAATTTCAAAATCGACACAAAAATCTGAGGGATTACTATCTCGCCTTAAAGGAATTTTTACTAGAAGCGCTCAAGGTATTGATATGTCTGGCGCAGGTCAATCGATCGATAGAATGAATACCGATGTTGCTAGCAAAACTGCTACCACATCATCCATTTTATCGAGACTTAAAGGTATTTTCCAGAAGGCAGATAATCATCAAGGATTTCCAAATTCTATTAAATCTATTGATGGATTAAACACAAAAGTATCGGGATTCGATGCCAGTCCTTTATCTAATGCTTTCGCTAAAGCGGCTAGTTCCGTACAGAACTCATTGTCAGTAATGGATATTGCTATGGGTAATGTGTTGGGCGGAATGCTACAAAAAGCTATGAGCTTTGCTGGTCAATTTTTCAGAGGTTATGGTGATGGTTTAGCCGAGTACAAAAATAAACTCGGGTCAATTCAAACTATTATGACGAATACCGAATGGGAAATTCCAGATAGTTCTGTTCGTATGCGAAGAGTTTCTGGAGCATTAGAAACTCTTAATGATTACGCCGACAAAACTATTTACTCATTTGCAGATATGACCAAAAACATTGGTACGTTTACTGCCGCAGGGGTAAGCTTGGATAAATCAGCTGTCGCAATTAAAGGTATCTCGAACTTGGCGGCGGCTTCTGGTTCAGATACAAACCAAGCATCTATGGCGATGTATCAATTATCACAAGCATTGGCATCTGGTCGTGTAGCTTTACAAGACTGGAACTCAGTAGTTAATGCCGGTATGGGTGGTAAACTATTCCAAGACCGATTGACACAAACCGCTGAAAAGATGGGTCATGCTCGTGATATGACTAAATCATTTCGTGACTCATTGAAAGACGGTTGGTTGACATCTGAAGTATTGTTGGAAACTTTGAGAGAATTCTCTGAAGACCAATCGATGCTTGATGCCGCAACAAAAGTTAAATCATTTGGTCAGTTGGTCGATACTGTTCAGGAAGCTATTGGTTCTGGATGGGCAACAACTTGGGAATATTTCCTAGGTGGATTCGAAGAAGCCAAAAGTCTATGGACAAGTATTGGTGATATTGTAAACCCGTTTGTTTCGGACGATCAGGGAACATATTATGATAGTGTTCTAGAAATAGAAAGAAGTCTTGGTAACTATCGAAATGCGATGCTTAAGACTTGGAAGGATATGGGAGGACAAGAATCCTTATTTAATTCCATTAAAAATAGTTTTGAGATTGTGTTTGGCGCCATGACTAAATTCCGAGAAGGATTTCGTTCTGTAATTGGTGACTATAAACAAGCAGCGACCGTATTTTACGGATTTACTAAAACTCTTGAAAACGTCACTAATTCTATCAAGAATAACACATATCTCTTTACAACAATAAACGCTATCGGTAAGATGGTTGGACAGACTTTCCTAACATTAGGCTGGATTTTCAGCAAATTAGGACAAGGTATTTCTTCCGTTGGTAATGCATCAGGAAGTATATTAATGCCATTGAGAACCGCTGCCGATTCTATTGCTAGATTTATGGAAGCTTTGCGTTCGAATACAAACGCTCACTTAGTCTTCTATCATATTGGTAAGACGATTGCCAATGTATTCAATATTATTATCACTGTTGGTCGAATTGTTATCTTTGTGATTAAAGATATTCTTAGAGGATTCTCTCAATTTGGTAATAGTAAGGGATTAGTTACTGTAGCAACCACATTATCCGATGTGACTGGTAAATTGCTAACATTTGTTAAAGCAATTGAGAAGTTTGTATTGTCTTCTAATAAATTTGAACAAATTGGTGGAACAATCGGAAAAGTACTAGGCGCTATCAGCAACGCATTTAGCGGAGTCTTCTCTAAACTCAAAATGCTAGCAAATCCCTTTGGGAATGCAGAAGCGATTTTCTCGGGTGCAGCAAGCATATTTAATAAACTTGGAAGTGGTCTTGCCAATATCATCAATAATATTGGATCCGTTATGTCTCAGGCATGGGATTCTTTAGTTTCTGGTGTTAAGGCAAGCTATGATGCGTTGAAAGATGCTTTCGTATCATTTGACGTGGCCAGCATTATTAAAGCACTTATCGGTTTGTTCGCTTTCGATAAATGGCTTAAATTCAAGAATTCTAAAGGTAGTATTGTCGACCTAGTTTTCGATAAATTTAAGGAAATGTTTGGCGATGGTAAAGAGAAGGCCACTGGATTGCTCGATGAAGTTAAAGGTGTATTTACATCACTTCAAGGAACTATAAACTCATTTGCTCAAGGAGTACAAGTAAGTTCATTGTTAATGATTGCTGTTGCTTTGGGTATTTTAGCATTATCTATTGATAGACTTTCTAAAATAGATATGAAAGATTTATCTAAAGGTATGATTGCATTGGGTGTTGCTATGCAAGGTCTGATGCGGATCATGAAAGTAGTTACTGCAGCTCAAAATATTCCTAAAGGTGCTGCAACGACAATGATTGGATTTGCAATCGCTCTCCGCATCATGGCATCTGCTATGGTTGCTTTGTCTAAAATCGATGCTGATAAAATGGATGAAGCTGTTGGCGGAATTGTTGTACTTATAACCGCTATGGTTAAAGTAATGGAAAAGATGGAGAAAATCAAGAACACAGAAGCTAGTATGGGTAAACTAATTGCCTTTGCTATTTCTTTACGTATTCTTGTTTGGTCTGTCAAAGCTCTTGCCAAATTAGAACCTGAAAAATTGGCTCAAAGTATGGCTGGTGTTCTTGTGTTAATGTATGCTTTAGTTAAAGTGTCTAAATCAATGCAAGATGTTAAAGTTAGTCCTAAGAGTATGGGCGCTATGATGATGTTTGCAATATCATTGCGTATGCTTGTATGGTCAGTCAAAGCCCTTGCCAAATTAGATATGATGCATATGGCTGCATCTGTAGTTGCTGTAGCAGTTCTTATCAAAGCATTATCTTCGGCTGCTAAATCGGTTTCTGAAGTAACTGTTAAATTTAGTGCTATGATGTCACTTATAGCATTTGCTCTATCTGCTCGAATATTGGTTAATGCTGTTGCTGTATTAGCGAATTTACCTATAGAAAACATGGCCGCATCAGCAGGTATGCTAGGTATTCTTTTAGTAACATTATCTGAAGCGACAAGAAATCTCAAAGATACTAAAGTTGATATTTCCGCTATGATGTCGTTAATTACATTTGCAGGTTCTGCTTATATTTTAGCAAAATCAATAGAATTATTAGCAAATTTACCACTTAAGGAAATGGTAGCTTCTGTGGCTGTTGTAGAAGTGTTAATAGCTTCTTTGGTTGCGGCAGCTAGGGTTGTTAGCAAGGCAAAAGTAAATATGTCTGCCGGAATGAGTCTAATCGGTATCGGTGCGTCTATTTATCTTATTGTTCAATCTATGATTCCTTTGGCATCAATGCCTTTAACATCGATTGTTAAAAGTTTAGGTACTGTGGCTCTTATCGCCGCAGGTCTTATCGGTGTATCATATATTATGAATAAAGTTAAGATGAATTCTTCTGCAATTGCTAGTGTTGTTGTTTTAACGACAGCTTTAGTTGTCATATCCAGAAGTCTTATGCAACTAGCAACCGTCAACTGGGCTAGTTTAGCCGCCGCTGGAGGTGCTATTGCTGCTGTTATGTTATCTCTCGGTGGAACCGTTAAATTAATGGCGGGAAATGCCGATAGTTTCCAAGAAGTTGTGGGTCTTAAAAGTGTATTTGAGGCCTTTGGAAACCTATTGTATTATATAGGTACAACGCTAACGAGTGTCGGAGCATTATCATGGCAACAAATTGGTACAGCACTAATTGCCGTAACTGTAACAATTGGTATAATGGTTGGGGTTGTAAAACTTATAAGTGGTATGACTATCAATACTAGTGCCATTGCCGCCTTGGCATCAATGGCCGCCGTTCTTAATCAAGCCGGTACTGCGCTAGCTACCGTAGCAGCTCATCCTTGGCAACAAATTCTTGCAGCAATGGCAGCAGTTTCTGGTGTATTGTTAGCGGTTGCTGGCGTAGGTGTTATTTTAAGTAAGTTTGGTAGTATTGGGGGAGCCGCTCAATTAGTTCTACTTGGCGCTGGTTTAATGGCGTTGGCGGTTCCTATTATGCTATTATCAACTCTTAACTTAGTTGCTGTTGGTGTTGCTTTGGTTGCTCTTGCTGGTAACTTAGCCATTCTATTAGCGGCCGGTGCTCTAGCAAATCTTGTAAGTGGTGGTCTTGCCATTTTATCAGGTACTTTGATATCGTTTGGTGTTTCCGCTATATTAGCAGCGTCATCTGTATTGATTGCTGGCCTTGGATTCTTGGCTTTTGTTATGGCGATTAAAGAACTAGTTGCCATAGCTCCAGCAGCATTCAAAACGATAGTGGATAGCTTTGTTACCTTAGTAACATCACTTGCTGCAAATTCGCCGTTAATCGTCGCTTCATTTGTAAAAATGGGACTAGAAATGATTAATGGCGCTCGTCAGTTAATTCCGGAATTTGTTAGATTAGGATTTGATTTACTTATTGGTTTAATCGCTGGAATGCGCGATAAAATTCCCGAATTAGTTAAGACCTCTGTAGAGATGCTTGTTGAAATGGGACATAGTTTAATTGATAATATTGATATTCTAATTCAAACAGGAGTTGAACTTGCTACCAAATTTATACAAGGATTTGCTACTGCGTTAACTAACGTTAAAGGTGAATTAATTCCAGCGTTGAGTGAATTATTATCTGTTATTGGAGAAATTCTAATAGTTGGTATTGGTAATTTATTAGGGCCTCTTCTAGCTAAAATAGTAGAAGTATTTGGTCCGGCAATAAAACTTATTGTAGACATTTTTGCTCAATTGGCACCAGCATTAACTCCAATTATTGAAATCATTGGTAATGTCTTAAACACACTAATATCTAATTTACCAGCAATCTTACAACCAATTGCTGATACAATTAAAGTGTTAGTAGACGGTATTGTTGCTGCATTACAAATTCTTGCGCCTGTCGTTGAAACAATTATAAATGCTATTGTAGTTATAATTCAAACCTTAGCTCCTATTGTACAATCTGTTGTTGATACAATTAGAATTGCATTTGAAGTTTTAGGTCAAATATTCACAACAGTTGGAGAAGTAATTAAAGCGGTTATTCAGGGTATTGTTGATACACTTAATGCTATTGCTAATATTATTACTGCCACAGGTGATTCTATTCGTTACGTATTAGAAGGCGTGGATAATATTTTCGTAACGGTCGGTAATAATATCAAGACCACTCTTGAAGCTGTTGGTACAGTTGTTGAATCTGTTGGTACTGCTATTAAGACAGCACTTGAAGGTGTTGGTAAGATATTTGAATCGATCGGTACGGCTATTAAGACAGCACTTGAAGGTGTTGCAGACATCATTCGTTCTGTTGGAGAAGCTGCTAAATCATTCGGTGAAGGATTTAAACTTCTCGGAGAAGGTATTAAACTTATCGGAGAACATGGTTTATCCGCCGCCGCTGGATTAGGTGCGTTTGCGACAGAAGCATTTAAACTTGCTGGTATTGGTAAACTAGGTCTTGGTGGAACAATTAACGATTTAGAGAAATTAGGAACAACATTAGGAACTTTATCTACAGGAGCTAGTGTTTTAATTTCGTTATCGGCTGGATTTTCTATGCTATCTATATCCGTAACGACTCTATCATCAAGTATCCCTATTGTAAATACTTCATTCGAGTCTCTTGGAACTAGTCTTAGCACAGTATCTGGTTATATTGGTCCTGTAGCTACTGCGTTCCAACAGTTAGCTATACCAATCCAACAATTACAATCAAGTTTAACTGTAGTAGCTACTGCATTCATGATGTTTGCTGCTCAGATAATGATGGTAAGTACTTCTCTTCAAACAGTGACTATGGCATTCACAAACATTCAAAATGCCGTCACAATGCTGGGAACATCTATTGGTTCATTGCCTGTAGCATTTGATATGCTCGGCGCCTCAATACTAAATGTTCAAAATTTATTATCCACATTCGCTACATCTCTTACTACATCTGCTACCGGATTCCAACAATTAGGTCAAGCAGCAATGGTTGGAATGATGGCTATGAATACTGCAGTTATTGCGGGTATGGCGACTGTACAAGCCACTATGATGGCAAGTATTGCTACATTATCTGTAGCGGTATCTACTGGATTCGCTCAAGTATCTACTGCAGTTACTATGTCAATGACAATGGTTAATGCTACGGTAGCACAAAGCATGCAAGGAGTAATGTCCGTTATTCAAGTGAGCATGTCTGGTGTCGCTGCACAAATGGCTGCATCATTAAGTCAGGTCATGGTTACTGTTACATCTACAATGGCTCAACTATCTGCTAGCATCATGTCAAGTATGACGTCGGTAAACGCTACAATTAGTAGTACTACTGCTCAAATGAATGCCACATTTACTCAATTCGCATCTACTGCTCGGTCTATTGTAACATCTTTGATGTCTACTTTAAATAGTACATTCCAAAGCGGTATGGCTTCCGTAGTATCTACTGTATCTAGTGGTATGAGTAGTGTGGTATCTACTGTTTCAAGTTATAGTGGTTCTGCTAATTCTGCAGGATATAGTGTAGGTTATCAAATTTCTGCAGGTGTTGCTAGTGGTATGAACGCTAATATGTGGTCTATTGAAAGTGCTGCTAATAGGATTATTGCAAAAGCAAGAGAAGCAGCTAGAGCTGCTGCCGATATTCACTCACCATCAAGATTGTTTGCAAAAGATGTTGGTAAGTTCATTCCACAAGGTATTGCCAAAGGTATTGATAATGAAATGCCTAAGACAGTTACCCAAATGAGCAAGACATTTAGAAATGGATTTGATGAAGTTGCTTCAAATGCTGTTAAACAGGGAGAAAATATGGCAAATGCCGTATCTACTGCTGTTAATAGTATTGGCGATATGCTGGATGTCGCTGTTGATGATATGAACTATTCGCCCACAATTACACCTGTAGTAGACATGACAAATCTCAATAAAATGAATATGTCGGACTACTCTTTGGATTACAAAGGTAGAATTGCATCCCCAACTCCAATGTATAGTGTTCCTCAACAATCAAACACATCTACTGTTGTTAATACGGATAATTCTACTAAAGAATATAGTATCAATGTTACTGTCGATAACGGAGGAGCTCCTGTAAATCCTAAACAATTAGCAATGCAAGTTCAAGAACATATTAAAGCATTTGACAACCAAAATCGACGCGCTAAAGGAGAGGAGGTATTCTGGTAATGGCATTTAAACCAGGTTATTTTTTAGTTAACAATATTAACTCAGAAACAATGAATGTTTTCATTCAAGAACGTCCAGATATCCCCGCGCCAAAGCGGAGAATTTCGTTTGTATCCCCTCAGTCATTTGAAGGTGAACTTGTCTATGACGATGATGGATATGAAACAACGGAAATGGAACTAAAATGTTTCTATGACGGAAGAACTCATGGAGATAATCATGAGCGTATATCTTCTGCTAGAAACATTATTTACACTTTATTCAATCAAGGAAGAGGCGAATGGGTTTCATTCGTCCCTTACTTTGATGAAAATCACTCGTATCAAGTTATTCTTACAGAGTTGGTATTCGAGAATAAGTATTTTTACGATGGTTGCATCAGTTTCACTGTAAAGTTGAAATGTCAACCATATAAATACTTAAGAAATGTTAGAGATGTCACCGTAACTAATGGTGGCTCTTTAACTAATCCAACATTGTATACCGCAAAACCAACAGTATCCTTTAGTAATGTCTATGGTGATATTGATATTACCATCGGAAATACAAAAATGGGATTTCGTTCATTAAATAATGAGAACGTTATTATTGATTGCGAAAACTATGCTACGTTTACAAAAAATAGAACCGATATCCGTAATCTAAACAATAGAACTATGGGTAAAGATTTCTATGAGTTGAATCCAGGTCCTAGTAATATCAAAATTGCTAGACCTGATGGTTCTGCTCTAAACCCAACTTTAACAATCAAACCTAATTGGAGGGTTCTTGTATGAGACCTATATTATACGAACAGGACGAAAGACCGTTTCATACTAATGGTATTGCAATCCTCCATGACGCGGAGGAGTGTAAAGTTACCGAGGCTCGTAATGGTAAATTCGAGTTGGAAATGGAGTATCCTGTTCAAGGCGACTGGGCTACGGAAATTACAAAAGGTCGCTTTATTTTTACTAAACCAAACGACAAAGATGATCCGCATGCGTTTCGTATATATGAAGTACAGTCGGATTTGGAACAAAACAAACTAACCGTTAAAGCCGTCAGCAAGACTGATGAGCTTAGCGGTAATGTTGTTAAACCATTTTTCGCAGGAAGTAAATCTCCTCGAGAATTATGGGATACAATTTTACAAAATGCTGTTGATCCGGTTCAATATCGTTTTCATAGCGATTTAGTACTTCGTACAGATTACCAATCTGAGGAAATTTCGAATGTATTAGCGCTTTTGAGCGGTGAAGAAAATTCAATAACGTCTGTCTATGGGGGAGAAATTAAACGGACGAATGATGAAATTTTCTTATATCGTGCTCGAGGCCGTGAACATGTCACTACAGTTCGTCCTCGTAAGAATCTTAAGAATATTAAGATTACTACTAATATGGACGGTAAGTTTACTCGTATTTTACCATATGCCAAATATACTCCTGAAGGTGAAAACCAAAAAGAAGTTATTGTCTATGGTGATATCGTTAAATCTGATCATTATGACGATTATGCGCAAAAGCGTATCGTTGCTGTTGATATTTCAAATAAATTTAAGGATGATAAACAACAGTTAAAAGAACAGCGAAAAGAACGCTTGAAAGAAGAAAAAGAAAATAATAGGGCTATTGATGCGCAAAAACGTAGAACAGCTGAGGCTAATGCTTCTGCTCTAGAAGAAGAACGTGAGAGATTACGTGAACAAAAACACGAAGAACAACGTCAAAAACGAGCTCAAGCTCGAGCAGAATCTGTTGCACGACGTGGTCAATCTTCTGGTCGTAGAGGTAAAGCTAATGCTGCCGCTAGATATGCCGAAGCTGATGCACAATGGGAAGCACGCGAACAAGCTCGTGAAGCAAAATGGGCTCAACAACAATCAGATAGACGAGCTCGAAAAGAGGCTTCTAGGCAAGCTAGAGCAAATAAGAAAGCTGCTCAAGAAGCAGAAAGAGCCGCTCGTAAAGCACGTCAAGACCAAATTAAAGAGGATACAAAATTTGTTATTACTCCAGCTATGGTTTCTTCTGAAGCATTAACATATTTTGATGAAAATCCCAATGTGGATATTCCTAATATCAAAATTGAAGTTGATATGGTGCCTCTTCAAGACACAACAGCTTGGGAACGAGCTATTATCAAAGCTCTTGTCGACATTCAATTGTGTGATACAGTCGATGTTTACGTTCCAAAATTAGATGTCGATATTACTCTTAAGGTATCTGAGATAGAGTATGACTCAATGCGAGAGCGCATACTTAAGATTGTTGCGACTTCTGACGGTAAGGATTCTTCTACTCTTGCTGATGTACAGCGAGCTGAGTGGAAAGATTTAACTAGAAAAGAAATTGATGCATCTGTTGATTATTTTAAAGGATCTATTAATACTATTATGGAGAGTGCTAATGGTAAAAATAGAAACTTTTATGGTCCAGACGAACCGCCATCTGAAGGTCTAAAAGAAAATGATATGTGGTTCAAAGATATTGGTGGCGGTGAGACCGAAATGTATCGATATGATGGTACCCAATGGGTTCTTGTCATGCCTGCCAATTTCACCGAAATGATCAATTCGCAAATCGATGATATCATGACTGAAGTTTCTGATTTGTTCGACCAATATGAGTTGAGTACTGAGCAACTGCAGGACGAACTAGACCAAGTTAGTCAAGATGCCATTTCAGCTATTGCCGAATCTGAAAAGACTATTCGAGAAGAATTAAAAACTGCTAAATCTAAATTGGCGGAAGTTTCGAATGACTTAAATACCAATAAAGAGTATATCTCTGGTAAGATTGCCGAATTATCTCAAGCACAGTTAGCTAACAAAAATGAGCTCGTATCTAAAATCACAAAAGATATTACCGATCTTGAAAATGGTATTATTAGACGATATTCTAATCTTAAGATTGGTACAAACAACCTTATTCGATACTCTGATACAATGTTGGATGCCGATTTCTCTTATTGGTCTTTACATCCAACTGAGAAGTTCCGATTGGGTTCTAGACGCCTTAATGTCAGAGTTAGTGGAATTTCTACTAATAAACTACAATTTGATCCTTCAGGAAACCGTAATATATTACTTAAACCAAATCAAGAATACACTTTATCGTTCTATACTAAATCAGATACTAATATAAAAATCGGTATCAAGATGTTTTCAGAAAGTTATCAAGGATTCACCTTTAGTCAAGACGGCCCTGATGGAAATAACTTACCTTTGGATCATATTACTAGTTCAAATTGGACAGCTACTCCAAAATGGACACGTCATTGGATTAAGTTTAAAACACCTGAAGATATACTAAAACGAGATTTGTCGGTTAAACTATTTAACTTCAGTATTTTTAAATTAATTAACTCTGATACCAAAGTATATGTATCGGCATTCCAATTGGAAGAAAGTCACGTATTATCTGACTGGCATCCTAATGATGAGGATATGAGTGAAGTTGTTGCTGAGTATAAAAACACAATTGATAGAAACTTAGCACAATTGGAACAAACTATAGCGTCTTCTTCAGTTGGTGAAATTAAAAATATTCGTTCATTGATTGATCAAACAGCTAACCAAGTAACAACAGCAGTTAGTGAGATTAACAGCATTAAAGGTGTTCTAGATACAACTACTTCTAAAATTGATTTAATACCTGGACAAATTAATTTAGCAGTATCTACAGCTAAAGAAGAATCCAAAGCTTATACTAATGCTGAGATTCAAGCTTCCGAAGGACGTATTGTTCAGAGAGTTACTCAGAATGTTCCTGGAACTGTTGAAAGTTTAATCACAAGCAGTATTGTTCAAGAGTCTGGAAAAATACGTCAAGCCATAACTAGTTCTATGAATGAACTGGGAGCAAGTGTTCGTACTGATACACAGAATATTATAACAAGAGAAGTTGGACTTGTTAAAGAAAGCCTTGTTGATGTCGTTAAAAAGATTCCTAAGAAATACGGCGGAAGAAACTATCTTTCTCAAACAGATAGAACCTTCTATTCTGGTAGTTATACTTTAAATAGTAATAATTTCAAAAATATAAAAAGTTATAATTTTGTGGGTGGTAGAACTCTTAAAGATTTAGGTGTTCCTAAAAATGCTAAAATGATAATCCAATATCGTGTGAAATTTGACGGAAATGTCTCAAACGCTAGAGTTACTCCTGAGTTCTATGCTGATAACGCATATCTTCAAGGTTTCGAAAATATGGAAGGCCAAGATAATATCAAATATATGAATATTTCTGGACGGGATTGGATTGATAAAGTTGGTATTGTAACAATTAGTGATGATGTTTGGTCTAAATCTAATCATATTTGCTTCCGTGTGGACAATTCCAATAATGTACAATTCCGAGTACAAAACTGTATTCTACATACAGCTGATTCACCGGTCGATTGGGTTGCTGCTGTCGAAGATAATCTCTATGATACTGGTGGACAGAACATATTAAGAAACGGAGATTTCCAACTTAATATTACAGATTCCGAAAAATTTAAAAATGACTTTTGGAATTTTGAACATTACGGCGGAGATAAAGGTGATGTTGTATTTGATTTCGGTAACCATGGTTTTGGTAACTTCAAGCGAAACGGACTCATCCATATTTACGGGACATCGAGAACTTATCACTGGTTAAATCAAACTGTATCCAAACTAAATTTCAAAAAAGGTGATATTGTTACTATATCTGCGGATGTGGCTAGAGAAGGTCAAAACTTCACTACTTGGAATAAGGGAGACTCATTATTTACATTCGAATTAGTATCTGTGAATTCTTCAGGACAAACCAAAGGATATTCTCATCATTTCAAACCATATGAAGATGGTCTTCGCGATATGTATTCTAATGAAAGAAAATTATATCGGGTTGGTTATTCTTTTGAATTAGAAGATGATGCTGTAGAGTTACGCTTTAAATTGGTTATTTTTCCTAATAGATCAGTGAATTTCTATTTTACTGATTTACAAATAGAACAAACTAAATTCGTAAATGGATTTAAGAAAAATCCTTTGGATATTGACATATCTAATAATAGTAAGTTCCAAGAAGTTGTAAGTAAGGTTGATTTATTTACTAGGACTATTGGTGAGAGTGAAAATGGTATTCCTACCAAGATTGCTCAAATGGTTATGGATAGTAAACAATTCCAAACCACAATCACTAGTCGAGCTGCTGCAGGAACAAACCTTATTTTAGATACTGAGACTTTTGCAGGTGCTAAAACAAACTTCAAAGAAGGAATGGGTTATATGTCACCTATCCCTGGTCTCTATGGTAAAAATGCATTTGAGATTAGTATTGATAAAAAGGTAGAAGCCACAAATAAATGGATTGGTGTCACTTTACCAGTAGCTATATCCCGTATGAATCATGGTGAAACTTACACTATTAAATTTAAATATCTTATTGACGCCTCCAAGGATGTGCCTGGAGAAAGTGCGTATTCTGTAGATTTTAAAGATGAAATAAGAGGTAAAGATCATCAAATAATGTATTTGAGGTCAACAGATAATCGGGATGGCAATAGTATAAAAATTGGCGCTTGGACAGAATTTACTACGACATTCACAATTAATGATACTCTTGTATTTGACGATTCGGATGTGTTGCCGTTCCGCGTATATGTGTATAAAATAGGTAAAATATCTATTTCAGATATCATGCTTGTTCGTGGAAATACTATTGGGGAGTATCTTCCAGCAACTGGTATATCTAGTACCATTGTTAAGCAACTAGCAAATTCCTACGCTATCCGTGTATTGAGTTCCGGTACAAATTTGGTTACCGAGATCAATGCAACACCAGATGGTGTTCGTTTAAAAGGTAAAACAATTGAATTGGATGGCGACGCAATTATCAAAAATGGTATTATCAAAAAGGCAATGATCGGTGATGGCCAGATTGGTTCTGCACAAATCGGCGAAGCGGTTATTAACAATTCGCATATCAACAATGTGAATGTTAGAAAAATTACTGGTCTAAGAGCAGAGTTTGAGAATTTGATAGCAACTACAGGGGTTATCGATAACATATTCACCAGAGGGATCGATATTGGTGATAGAACTCGTTTAAGAGCATCAAACGGAACTCTATATGTTGACGGTCATCACGGAAGTTGGAATAGTTCAAGTACAGCTGCCACTATTCGGACGAACGGACGATTATTTGGACCAACTTGGTTTTATAATAGTCAAACTAACAGTGATTATTACACACCGGTTATGACAAATGCATGGATTAATTACCCACTTAAGGGCGACGTAGCCGGAGATGTTAATGTGTATGGAATTCGAGGACTATTTCTAATCACTTTCAAAGGACAACTAGATCCCACAACAGGATCTTCAGCTTATTTGTACGTAAATGACGGTTCGAATAATTCACATACATACTACCTTCCATTGTACCTGGCAAAGAATCAATATAATTGGAGTAATGATAGGTTCTTTGGAGGATAAATATAGATAGGATTAGAATTATGGATAATTTAACAGAACGTTTAATTCAACAAATGACGTTTGAACTAGGTCTCCTGAAAGCTCAGATTATTGAGCTTCAGGTAAACCTGGAATTGAAAAATGAGGAGATCGAAGATCTTAAAATGAATCGAGCAATCGACAACATTAAAGTAAATGAAAATATTATTACGGAGGAAATTACAAATGAGTAACTTTAAAATTCGTTCATACTATCCTATGTATGATGGTACTGGAAATGTCGAAAAGACATTGTTTGAATTGTATACCGATTCACCAACAAATCTTATCACTGTATATTTGAAAGGTGAGCATAAACTCAACAATGCAAGTGATGAAAACGAATATGTTAAAAAATGTTTGTTAGCATTCCACAAAGAGTATTTCTCAGAAATTGAATTCAAAGAAACTACTAAGAAGGTGGACGAACTTAATGAAACAGTCAAACAAAAGAAAGTTGAAGATCAACGTCGTGATGATTTCATTTATGCTATGGTTCTTCATACCATTATGTCTGGCTCTATTGTATATGGAGTTGTATATCGAAAACTTTCTGGTCTTCTTGAGAAGGCTGAAGTAGGTAAAACATACAAAGCGAATGATATTGTTGTAATCGAAGATCCTAATCGTCAAGAAATTAATGATGAAGGTAAACTTGTATTTGTGCAATTCAATAAAGAGTTCACATATAATGGTGAGCCTGTATCTGACTTTGTAAAAAACGGAAGTCTTGAACTTAATGGAGTTGGTGTTGCATATCCTCTAACGCTCGGACAATAATGGAGGTTTAAATGATATACTTAGACACGCCTGTTACTATCATTGACGATGGTACAGACCGTTCTATTGGTATCAAATTCGCTGATCCTGATGCTGGAGATGAGCAAATCATCTCTGGTGTCTATTTTAGATCATCACATGATACCAAAACAGAACTTTCAGCCAAATGGTTACCTGAGAAAGGAACTCTTGTTGTTGATATCCCTAATAATTTAATCAATTATTCTGGATACGCCAAATTAATTATACCTAAAACAACGTTTTTAATCGATGCGATAACTATGAAGTTGGATGTGTATTCTCCTAAAGATACTGATGGCGCGAGTCGAGTGTATTATGGAGAAGATAAATACGCATTTGTACGAGATTTCGATACAACAAATAACCAAATCTTCATTGAGGTCGCAACTGATATTGTGAACACTGATTTCATTCGAAGTCTTGTCGATAAAATTGTATCTGAGAAGGGGGTCGTTGACAAAGCAGGAACTGCTGTCGACACAGATACACTTAAAAACGACATTATGAATCGAGTAACAAAGTTAATTGATACTAAGAAGATTCAAGAAGACATAAAAGCTGCTTTGGTCGAATCGATCAATTCACTTAAGGATGAACAATCAAAATCACTGCAAAATCAGGAGAGCAAGCTACAGGGTATTGAGACAAAGGTAGCATCCCTAAATGCGGAAACTATCAAGTCTGATATTCTCGAAGCGTTAGATACTAAAATTCTAACTGCTAAGACTGATATTATTAACTCTGTAGACGTTGCTCAACTTAGATTAGATTTAACTTCTCTTATTACAGAGACTTCTAAATCTGATATTGCTGCTGCTAAACAATACGTACAGTCATATTTGACTACGTATTTCGAAGGTAGTGACTTCACAACGAAAGTTACACAAGCGATCTCTGATCAACTATCTATACTCTCAGGAGATATTTCTTCAGCTAGAGCTGTAGCGGACGGAGCTAAAGAAGGGCTTGATACTCTTAAGACTAAGGTCGAAAAGAATACTGCTGATATTACGGCATTAGAACAATTCAAAACCGGTATGTCCGGAGCCATCGCTTCATATATTACCGACAACCTTACTAGCCAAAAGATTGTTGAAACCCTAAAGACTAACTCAGATTATATCAATGATATTTTTACCGACATGACTACACTTCTTGATGGTAAATATATTAAGAAATCCGATGTTAATAAGGCCGATACTTCCGAAGGAACTAGAGTGACTGTCGGGACAACTGAGTTCACCATCCCGTCAACTGATAGTTTCGCTAAAGAGACTGACTTAGGACTCTTAAGAGCTAAGGTGGGAGAGGTTGAGAGTTCAATCAGTCCTGCTATTGATACTAAGTTGACTAATGGCGGAGACCATTACATCAAGAACTCAGAATTACAAAAAGCACTTGAAGGGTTATCTTCTGGTACTGGTTCGAAAAACAATACCGAGAATAAAAAACTTATTGTGTATGGTAATTACTTCCCTTATGATGGAGATAATATAAGTAAATTTATTGATTTACCTGTGGGAAGTATATATATCGACAATATGAAAAAAAATGGTGCTATTGTATGGGTTAAAATTAACGAATATCCTGACGCATCATCTCGAAATTCTGCTCAAACATCTTGGAAAGTCGTATACGGGGATACTAGAGACATCAAGGCCCCAACCACTCTGAGCTTATTTGGAGATTCTAAACTATATATGCGTAGAATTAATTCAACAGTTGAATTAAATTGGGGTGGATTATCGTGGGGCTGGTTCGGTATTAAACGAAGAGGTGCTGCCGGTTATGCATCACACCCATCAGACAAAAATAAATTCTGTTCCATTGTAGGTAATGGGGGAATTCCTCGAGGATTCTGTCCTACATCTTCTAAGCTGGGTTCTATTACTAATGATAAAGGTATCCCTTATGGAACATTATATATTGGTGGCGAAACAGACTCTAGACATATTCGTCTACAATTCTTAGAAGATATACCAGAAAATCGTGATATTACAGATATACGATTCTCATCGATGTCTTATACTACAGATGAACCATGGCCTGATAGGCTTTAATAGGAAGGTTAAATTATGTTAAAACTTGAACGCTTCGAAACCGAAGAAGGCACTAAAGTTGCCGTTGTGGATAACAATCCATATTTTCGTTATGAATATCCTTATGTTCTTACGGAAGAAATGAAAGCTCAATCTGATGCTGAACTTGGAGAAGTTCTAATTGGATTGATTAAAACCCAAGATAATCATACATTGATGTCTACTATTTTGGATGTAACTTTACGTTCTCCATTTATTTATGACTCTCAATTTGCTACTTTGGTAAATTACTTGAAGGAGCCTGAATTGGGCGAATCATATTTCCCTGGTCAACAACTCAAACTTCAAATTCCAAATTACGAAGCTGAAGGTTGGGAAGGCAACTTTGCTGTCGTTACAATTAACAAATTGTTGACAATTAAAGCGGATGAGAAAGATATTTATAAGCTATTTGAAGATTATCACAAAAATGGTATTGTCGAAATTTTAAAGTGGCAAGACGTCGTTCATCTGAATCCTAACGACTTTAAAAATAAGTAGGATTTGATATGAAGAAATCCGAAAAGATATTATGGGGCATCAGCATTTTATCATTCGGGATAATGCTTGTCCTTTTATGTCATGTAATTATTTTGACAAATATGATCGTATCCTATAGACATAATTATTATGAACTGTTGGATAGTATCAGTAAATTAAACACTCAAATTCACTATCCTGGAGGGTAAATATGTTAATTATTAAAGAAAACGAACTACTGCACACAGACAGCTGCCAAGATCTCATTGAACACCACGGTGTCAAGGGTATGAAGTGGGGACAGCGTATGAAGCGTTGGGGCGCTGCCGCTGGTCGTACAGCTATCAACACTCTACGACACCCAATTCTTACAGATAAATCAATTAGAGAATCTAGAAGACGTTCTAGTGTAGGAACATTAATGGGTACCACTCGCTCGCTTGAATTCCGTAATCGTTATGTCAAAGATATGGTTAAGGCGAACAAGAGATACAAGAAAGATAAAAAGGCAGCACTTTCTCGTCATGGAGATGGTGATGATAAAATCTTCAGCAAATACAGCCAAGACGCATATTTCAGCAAGCGTAAGAAAGCTGACGGAGAATCTCGTAAAGATTATCACGAACGTCAAACAATGGCTCGTAAGAAGATGTCTGCGGCGTATAAAGATCTAAACAATAATTTCGACAGAGATATTGCGAATGCTAAAACTAAACGTAAGAAAGCTGCAAGTTTAGCTGGCGGTAAATATTAAAAAGTGGAGGTAAATAATGACAGAATACTATTCTATCCAATCCTCACAGGATGTTATTCAGCACTTCGGGATTAAAGGAATGAAGTGGGGACAACGAAGAACCAAGGAATTTTATACCAATAAATATATAGGTAAAGGTTATAATCCTAGAGCCGCCAGAGAAAAAAGCAAATAAACGTATGGTTCTTAACAAACGTTTGAAGACTGGAGCTAAGATTGCTGGTGGAGTTGCCCTTGCTGGTCTAGCTGCTTATGGTGCTTATAAAGGTTATGGCCATTTGAAAGGTAACTGGGACCGTGTTGCAGCAGAACATTTGGCTGTTAAACAACGTAATGAAGCTATTCGTAAAGATTTTGAACGTATTAGAAATAAAAGTATGGACAAAAAATTAGATGACCTTCATAAACGTGGTGACTCTGTTAAAGATTTATTCAGACAACGAGCAAATGAAGCAAAGAAATTATCATCTGAACTTAATAATTCTTCTAAGCAACTGGTTGACACAACCAATAGAACTAGAATGAATGTAAAAGAAGCGAATGAGATGTTGTCTAGAATTAAAAAGAGAAATGAAGATTTCTTAAAAACTATAAATAAGATATCCCTATAACAGAATATTACGCTATTCAATCTTCTAAATAGAAAGTCGGAGTCTACATGGCTCCCTCTTTTTTCGAATTTCAAAAATTTGCCCGGGTGTGATTTTTATCTCAAATTCGCATTTTTTACAAACCCTATAATGAAATAAAATTTATAGGAGGGTCATCATCATGACTAAACAAAATACACTATCACTTAATCAAACTAATATGGTTCAATTGGCTTACATGCTAAACGATGCAGAATTTGGAAAGATGCTAGATGATCAATGTAATATTGTAGTTACTTATTTAAAAGCTAACATACAAACTATTGAGTACATCAAGGCATTGTACAAACGTCTACGTCGTGAAGCAGAAGCTGTTATTGAAGCTATTTCATTTGAAGAAATTGTAGATAGATGCAACAAAATGTTTAAGACACATGAGAGATTGATGCAAGTAAATGAATCAATTATCGAGGGAATTAGAAACGATGTTGATGTACAAGATGCGTTTAACAAACACGTAAAAGAACTCACAGTATACGTCGAAACACGTAGAAGCGAGTTTGAAGAAATTGCGGAGTTTTATAAAACACTGTAACATCATCAGAGGGTTAATTCCCTCTTTTTTTTCGTAGGAATTACATAGCGTATAATGAAAGAAAATTAAAGGAGTAAACTATTATGTTTAAAAATTTTAAAGGAATTGAAATGACAAAAGAACAAGTTGTATTGGCGACTAAGGTATTAAAGATTTCATTCGATACAGGACTTTTTGTTAAAACTTTTGAATATGCTATGGATAAAAAAGATATCGATGCATCAACAAGAGAAGAACTAAATACTGAATTGAATAAATTGACATTACTTATGGATTCGTTCAATATTGATGACGATGTTACAGAAGAATTCTGGAATGAATTACAAGACATGAATAAGAAAATCTATGAAATTTTCGGATTAGAAGAAGAGGAATACTATACTATTAGTGTTGAGTTCTGTCAAAACAATGTAGAACTAGCTATGGAAACAGCTGTGAAACAATTGGAATTGGTAAACTAAAACTGAAGGAATAACATTCCTTCTTCTTTTTCGCAGAAATTACATACACTATAATGAAAAGGGCTTAGCTCAGTGGTTAGAGCGCTCGTATTCCCCACATTGGATAACGCGAATACGGATGGCTGTCGTCGGTTCAAATCCGGCACCCTTTTTTTTTTCGAAATCATTAAAGGAGGTCTGCTATGCCTATTAGCAAGAAAAGGAAAACTGTCAAAAAGACAGGACGGAAATTCGGAGTTACTAAGAGAATGCCAAAAGTACATTCTCTTCTTTTTAAATACATTCACTCATATTTCGATGAGAAGATTGGTGAGTATGTAGTATATGTTAATTTGGTATGTAACGACGTACCAGTAATTATGTCCGGATTCATTGACCCAGATAAAAGTTATTTTGAAGGTATCCGTATTCACAACCCTAAACCTAAGCGTGCGCACACAGCGCAGACGGTTTATATTTCAAAGAAGGACGCACCTATGTTCTTCGCTACAATCAAAGCATATTCACACACAGTTGCTGATATGTTAGATGAAGGTGACAATGCTCCTATATTGGACGTCAATAACAATGGCGAATATTTTCCTGATAAACTTATTGGTGACTATAGGAAGTTAACATAATCGCAGATTATACATAGCCTATAATGAAAGGAAGGTAAATAATATGTTTTATGATAAAAATAGAGGAACTTTCGGAGTTATGAACTATAAAGATACATTTCTGGAAATCAAGGAAGATGACGATTTTAAAAAATACGTCGTCAAAGCTTGTGGACAGAGTTTCTGCGATAGCTTCATATTCTGGGGTTGCGTAGATTTAATAAAATATGTTGTTAACAAAATATAAGAAGGAGTTACACACTCCTTTCTTTTTTTCGCAGAAATTACACGTCCTATAATGAAAAGAAAATAATTTATTGGAGGACACAACAATGGACAAAGGATTATTCGGATTAATTAACTATGCAGACACACCGCTAGGACTTACTGAAGAGGATGGACTTATTAGTGCATTCGCTAAAGGATGTGGACGTGGTGCTATTGAATATAGTACACTATTCGGAGGACTTATTCTAGTTGCAGGTGTAATCGGAAAGATTATGGACAGCAAATAAAAGCAAGGGGCTTACACGCTCCTTTCTTTTTTTGGTTTTACCAAGCTCTTCATAAATAATTATTTTTAAGGAGGAAGCCTCAACGTTTATTGTCAGTTCAAATATATGGAGAGTTTGATTAAGTCATTTAAAGGAGGTACACACATGACTTTTATTTTAACACTTTTATCATTAGCAATGATAACGGAAATCATCAGTATTTTATTCAAAGGAAGGGGTGACGACGATGACATCGAATGAACCTATTAATTTTCTAACTAGACCTGATCTAATGGCCCTTAAGTCTAATGATATGTTACTCTTATTTATGTTTAAGAGTATTGTTATGGACTATCCTAGACTTACAGATTTAATTGATAAAGCTGCTACCAGCTTATTTATCTTGCATGCAGAAGAGGCTATTACTATTGAAAATGAAGAAATAAAGCAAGACTTTATGTTTATCAAAGATTTCTTCTTGAATAAATACGCAGGCGACGTATCAAAAGATTTACTAAATGCTATGCAAAATCCTAAAAGCATCCAAATCCAATACGAAAAAATGGCAGAAGCATTTAACTCGTTACCATAATCCGCAGATTTTACACATCCTATAATGAAATAAAATTTATAGGAGGAACAAGATATGTTCAGAAAATTGGTTAGAGAAATTGGATTTCGCTTCTTAGCGTTATACGCTGTGCTTGAAGAGGATTATGTAAAGAAACTTGAAAAGCAAGGGTACATCGACAATGATTCAGATTTCCATAAACGAAGACTGGATACTGTACAAAAGGTGCTTGTGAAACTTCGTAATGAAGGATTTTAAAAGGAGGAACTAAAAATGAAAGATTTTTGGGGTGCTATCAAAATGTTAATCGGTTTAAAGATTATCGATTGGCTTTTTGGTTTATTCAAATAAGATCAGGATACTTATGTATCCTCTTTTTTTCGAAAGGAGAAACATTGTGAGATCTAATGATTTTTAGATGTTATTATCGTAGTTGCATTAGTAAATAAGATTGTTAAATTACTTGGATTTAAATAAGGAGAAATGGTATGGCTATTAAAAATGTAAAACTTAATGACAAAGAATTCGAATTGTACGCACTTATCTATTCAAAATATTCTAAGGATATTGATAAGCATCATGACAACCGACAAAAACAAATTCTATTCCGTCGCTTAAAACACAACTCTATTGTTGGCGGATTGACTTTATTGACGGTGGGTTATTTGGCACAAATTATCAGTCGTCATTTCGGACGTCGATGCGTTCGTATGGATAATGAGTTGATTGCTAAACTAAATGCTGACCCTGATATTCAAAAGATGTTTGAATTAGAGGAGGCTGAAAATGTATCTGCTGAATAATGATAAGTTGAAAGACCGTAGTTCACTAATCACATGGTTATTTTTTAATAAACAGGTTAGACAAGACTGTAAAGAAAGTATCAATATCTTAGTTGAGGATATTGATAAAGTGGACCGAGTTGAAAAACGTGCCTATGAAATTAAGGATATTGATTCTGAATTACAATTGGCAGTTTTAAAAAAAGGTATGACGGAACTTTATTTGAAATGTGTTGAATGCGCATACTTCCCAAGAAAACGTGTACCGCTATCATATATTTCTGAATTGGTTATTATACTACGAGCATTAGACGACACTTTAAGTGAGTAAAGGAGAAAATAATATGTTTAAAAATATGTTCAAAATTGAAGGTGTAGAATTTGAAGACAAGGATATGCAAGAAGCGTACTATCGAGGACAAGTCGATGGTCGTACAAACGAACAAATTAAAGGGGCTATTGGTATGGCTGCTACAGGCATCCTTACCGCAGTGGCCTATCTTATCCTTGGTAGACGAAATACCAGATTTAATCGTGAACTTAATGAGGCGATTGGTGAAGAAGGGAAACTAGGCGAATCTATGTTTCTTAAGGACCAAAATGACGAATTGCGTAAGATTTTTGGAGATGACTAATGGAACCAATTCATAGATTTATATTTGAGATAGACGGTAAAGTGTATTCTTTTCAAGATGTTACTATTTGGGACGAATCATCTTACTATTGGTTTACGGGAGAATATTTAGAGAAGAAGATTGGCGTTACTATACCATATTATCAACATATTAGGAATGCTTGTCGATTTTCTAATTTGATAATGCCTCCTAAATGTAAAACTACATTTATTATAGGCGGAAAAGTTCATGAAGATTACTCTCTAAAGAGTATGAATTTTTGTAAATCAGAAGACGTATTTCATACTCCGTATATTGTATTACATTTGTCAAAAGTGAGATAAATGTGTTAGAAATATTTGTTGCGCAGGATTTCCCTATGCTATAATGAAAGGAAGGTAAAATTATATGAACAAATTACTTATGGCTATCTGCTTCGACGGATTAGATATGAAGATTGAAGAGTATCAAGTTAAGATTGGTCTCGCTCAAACTGATGAGGAAGTAATGGATTTGAGTCTTAAATTTGCAAAGCTTATCGCTATCAAGAATGAACGTGATAAAAATAAGATTAAGCCAGAAACAATTCTCAAAACTATTGTGGATGTCATTGGAATGGCAGGCGTTCTACAATTTGAACAAATGAATATCATAACATCTAAACTATGGGGAGTAGTATCCGGAAAGTTTTTTAAATAAATATAAGGGATTACTTATCCCTTTCTTTTTTTTGTGAGGAGGTAAACATGACAGATATTGTTATGATGAAGGAAACAAAACCAATAAATCCAATTTTGAAGAAGTATGTTAAGCGGCTTGATGATAACCGTTTTAAAATTGAAGTATCTACAAATCTTCAAGAAATTGGTATGCAAGGATATACAAGATATTCTAGAATGTCAGATGGGGTGCAAAAAATTGAGCCCGAGATTTTGCACGATGAATTGTCTATATTTAAAGCTGGTATTATTACAGAGGTAACTCCTCTACAATACAATATTAGTACTGATAGATGGACTTATGATATCTATGTGTATGGTGTATTTAACGGGGACCTGACACCTAAACAAATTGTCAAAAATTATTATTTGAAAGGACATGGAATAAATGTGGGAGAAGATTAAAGAGTTATTCGAATACAACTTAACGGAAGTATTATTTATGCTTGCGATAAGTTTTTTGGTTTTATGTATGGAATCTATTGGAGTAGTACTTACATTGAATTTGATGAGTACTATGGGAATCCTTGGATTTCTAATTGGGACTACATGAATGTCGTTTGTTGGATTCATCTGGTTATTCATGATGGTATCCATATGGGAAAATTTATAAAGTGAGGTAAAAATGGCTAGACCAATTGTTAAAACGTCTGCGGAATTCAAGCAGACAATTGTTGATATGATTAAAGCGATGCCGCTTGATGACATGTTGTTAATTCCAAATAATGAAATTGACAAATATATCTCGGCATGGACGGAAGTCGATGAAAATGGGAACAGTCCTGCACAGGAAGACTACAAACGATATTTCCAATTCATTATGACAATTCCGCCTGAAATGCATATTGTAGATATGGATTTATACTATTTCCGTATTGCCCGTAAGATTATTGACTCTATGTTGTTATCTATGTTAGAAACTTCATATTACAAAACTGTATTCGGAACCTCGGATGTAATGCATGAAAACTATCAATTGTTATATGAATTGATATCTGAAACTGCAGATAAAATCGAAGACGACCCAGACAATCGTAGAGCATATATGAGCGCTACTGAGCTTCGTAAGGAATTCGAAAAATACTATGACCAAGTATTAGAAGAAAATCATGAGGAAGAAGGTTGAAGAGATGAGTTCTACCAGAGAATATACCCTGGTGTTGTCTAAGGAAGAATTCTACGATACGGTAACACAAAATATACTTAATTTACCGTTAAAGGAATTATTTTTCATAGACGACTGGTATATACATAGACTTATTCGAAATTGGACTAAACTGAAATTCGAAGATGACTATCGGAGATATATATTTGGTTTGTTAATGGTGTCGGATAATACCGAAAAATTAGATAGTCAATTGTGTATTTGGAATATATCTCGAACTATGGTAGACGAGTTAATCGCTTCACTAGCGGAAGGATTTTACTATGATGAGATGGAGAGTATAATGGGAGAGAACTTATGGTTTGAACCATTTGCTCATCCAAAAGAGTACGCAGTTGATAAAGAACACATCAGATATTTTTTAGATGTTATAGATACAATCTATAATCGTGTAGAAACGAATAACTGGGACACTTTAACTTGGTTACGTTATTATTTAGGAGAGGACTATTTACTATGAAACAACACATTCGTCTTGAAATGGATTATGAAGATATGAACCACTTGGCTGATAGCTTTAATGCTAGTAACAATGGTATTGAAATCGACGTTCCTAATTCAAACGTTGTAATTCATTTTATTAAAAAGGAGGACTAATATGCGTCGTATGGGGTATACACCGAAAAGATATGTAGTTGAATTGTGTGCATCTGTGTTCCGTTATAAATGTGAATTAGGTTATTTTGACTTCGGAGACGATACCTATCCTAGACACTATGATCATAGTGTACGGTCTGACGCTACAGCAATCACTAAGTTTTGTAAATATAGATTGGGTCTAATATATAATGAAATAAATATTGTTAGAAAACGAAAAGGACTTCCTCCGGTAAAATACATGGCTAGCCGTGAGGAATGTCTTTCTGGATTTTAAAAATCCGCAGATTTTACATAGCCTATAATGAAACGATAAAAATAAAAGGAGGACATCATCATGTCAAAGAATGTTTCAAAAGAAGAAATCAAGGAAGTTGTAGAAACTTCTAAAGAAGTTGTAGATACAGCAGTAGAAGCTGCTGAACAAACTGTAGAGGCTGTTACTGAAGTAACACCGATTGTAGTTGAAGAAAAGAAAGGTTTAATTGAGACTGGCGTTGAAATCGCTGCTCACGCACGACCAATTCTTAAGAAGATTGTAATCGGAGGTATTTTGGTAACACTCGCAGTAATCGGATTCAAAGCTGTATCGAAATCTTCTGAGGAGGAAGTTGTCGCAACGGACGATCAATCTTACGATGAAAACGTACTTGAAGGTGAATTTACTACCAACGAAGAATAGTTTCATAAGGAATACTGAGAATTACTCTCGGTATTCTTTTTTTTAAATTCAGAAAGGAGAAGCTAGTGAAAACTTTATTTGGTTTTTTGATTATGTTGTTATCAGGAGGATTTCTATACTCATTGGCGTATACTGCTATGGTATATTACTTTGGGTTTGATCCACGAATTGCAGGATTTATTACTGGGGGTATTGTTGGGTTGACTCATTATGTCTGGGGATATACAACAGGCGAAAACAAAACTAGCGATGAATAATTATGGTTATTTTAGAGGACTATGGAGCGGTTAAAGTTGAAAACCGCAATCATACAGTAACATTCTATATTCCATTGGATGGTCCTCGAGATATATTGCTCGCGGATTTTGCGACGGAGTTAAATGTGTATAATGATAGAATGGCATTCGAAGGCGAACGCTTTATGGCGATTTCTGGTGTGCAGAAATATATGGCTGCAGCAGACGCTAAATGGATGGCTAAAGTAGAAGGGATTAGGTCATAGGATGACGAAAACAGAATATAACAAAGTTAAAACAAAGGTGAAGCCTTTAGATGAGGCAAATGAGATGATGGATAAACACATCCAACCAGTCGCAAAGGGTCGGGTGAAAAAATCCGGGGTTGGAAAATGGCTCGGAAATGTATTCTTCGGTGAAGAAGGATTTCGTGGCTGGTCGGGCCACATGTTATATGAAGTAGTTGTGCCAAGTATCCAGAATGGACTAGCGGATATGGCCACTACAGCTATTCAACGTGCCATTTTTGGGCAAGACTATATTCATGCACGACGTACTCCTCCAACTTATTGGGGGCGTGGTACAAACAATGTTACACGTATCGACTCTTGGCGAGACGCAAATCGTAATGACTACACACAAAGTTATGCGAAACGCAATCGCAAGGCATCTAATTATGTAGAAGAAATCATTTTCGATACAAGACAAGATGCACAAGAAGTATTTAACATCATGCTTGCAAATTTGGACGCATACGGCGTAGTGACTGTTGGGGATTTCTATGAGTTATCCGACCAACCGTCTAAATTTACAGACCAATCATTTGGTTGGACTATTTCTGGAAACGGACAGGGCTTACAAGGAGCTCGTATCGTTGCTGCTCGAGGTGGAGGATTTAAGATCAACTTCCCTCAACCTGTGGAGGTCTAGTCGTATTGATTTTAATAGAAGAATTAAAATTACTTCATGGTACATCTCATTCATCGCATGATAATATGTTAATATTAACGGATTTTGAATTAGATTGTGTTAATGATAAAGTGAGAAATTGCTATGATGATTATATTAAACATTAGTATGTTGGAGGTATAATGTTACCTGAGGATTTTAGTGGTCGTAACAAATTAGGTAAAGAGTATTATATTGCTCTAATGGAAAAAGACGAGTATGAACCTGAGACACCGACTCAAAAACGTATTCGTTTGGTTCGTGAAAGAAAACAAAAGTTTAATAAAAACTTAAAATCATTTATTGGAGGAAAGTAAAATGAAAAGCTGTCTTGGAACTTTATTCTTATTGTGCACACCACCATTCGGTTGGGTTGTTCTAGCCTACTTATGGGTGAAAGGAAAATGATATATGCATGAAAGATTACGAACTTTCCATGTCCTGTGTTATATTACACAATGGCATACATATTGATACATGGTATAATATCGAACATTACGAGATTATCAACAACTTATATTTGATTAAGTATCAAGGTAAATGGTATAACTTTGATAGATCCACGTATCGTATTGGGTATTTCTGGATAACACCAGATGTATTACAACAAAACAAAACTAATGAAGAATTCATCAACAAAAAGATTGATGAGTTATATTTACAAATTAAAAAGGAGCTCGAAGGTGAGAATTAGAATTTATCCTAAAATTGCAGGAGTACGACCAATGTTATTTGCAGAGGTCGAAAACATTGAAATCTCTAGAGATGGAAACAAATGGTCTATTGAGTTTGATCATGTTGACCATATTAATAAAGATCGTAAGGTGGCTGCGCATTCGCATTTCACAAGTGAGTCAGCTATGGCGTATACAATTTTGGCAGAACATTTATAAAAAGGGGTAATAAAAATGAAATTTAACGTAAATGCAATCAAATCAACAGCTAAAACTACATGGGTAACAACCAAAATTCTTGGTAAGAAATACGCACCATATATCTTGTTAGGTGCCGGTCTTGTCGGTTATGGATATTCTGTATATGAAGGTATCAAATCTGGTAAGAAACTTGAAGCAACTAAAGCTAAATACGAACAAATGGACGCTCAAGGTGATCCATATTCTCGTATGGAAGTTGTAACAGATATCGCAAAAGACGTGGCTGTACCTGTAGCAGTAGCAACAGCATCAACAGCAGCTATCGTATTAGGTTTCGCTATCCAAACAAATCGTCTTAAAGCCGTATCAGCAGCTCTTGCTATGGTTACAGAAGAACATGCTCGTTACCGTCTACGTGCTAAGACCGTACTTGACGAAGAAACATTCAAGAAAATTGACGCACCGCTTGAAACTAAGACTGTAGAAGTTGATGGCGAAGAAATTGAAGTTGAGTCAATCGTACCAAACGAAGGCGATTTCTATGGAATGTGGTTCAAGAAATCTCACAAATACGCTTCAGATAGCCCAGAATATAACGAAGGGGTTATTAAAGAAGCAGATAACGTATTAACTGAAAAGATGATGCGTAAAGGTATGTTGACATTCGCAGAAGTATTGGATATTCTTGGATTTGAAGTTCCTAAAGCAGCTCTACCATTCGGTTGGACAGATACTGATGGGTTCTATCTAGAATGGGATGCTCATGAAGTATGGAACGATGACAAACAAGAAACTGAAATCCAATTCTATGTACGCTGGAAACTACCTCGCAACCTATATGCGACAACAAACTTCCATGATTTTATTCCAAAGAAAACACGAAAGGAATTGAACTAAAATGAATACACCTGTTAAAGTATTATTGGGTATTGTAGGTGCAGCAGGCGTCGGATATGGCGCCTACCGTATTTACAAATGGTGGAAAGAAGAAGATGAACTCGAAGCTGAGGGTCTAACATACGATGAACTTGTTGAACAGGCAGAAGCTAAGAAAATGGAAGAAAAATTAGCTGCGCAGGTGGAACGCGAAGAAGAATTCGAGCAACATATTCGTGAAATCGATGGACTCCCTAATGATGGTCTTGATTGGTATCGTACACCTGATGACGATATTCGTCGTGAATTATCGCCTTATGAAAAACGCTTTGGAGCAGACTTCAATCCACTTACTGAAGAATTGATCCAAGAACAAGATCTGGACGGAAACGTCTTCGAATATATTCAAAAGTATAAGGAAGGGAGCAGACTACTAAATCACCGTGACAATGTGTATACTGCTGGTGATATTATTAGTATGACACGTGAAATGACAGCTCAAATTAAAGCATTAATTGCAAACGATATGGAACATGACCGTCGTATTTATGGTGATAACACACAAGAAATCTATGACTACTGGCGTGCACTTGTGATGGAACGCTATGACATCCAAGATGAGCAGCTTCGTGACAACCTTGCTGTGTTATTCTCATGGGAATATATCCCTCTTAAAGAAAACATTGGCGATAAGAACGCACGAGAAGATATTATCCGTGACCGTATAGAATACTTCGGCGCTGGTACTATCTATTCTGATTGGGCATCTATTGGTGAAATGATTATTTACTATGCTAAGCAACTTGACTTTGCTACTGGCAAAGCTGGAACTACCGAACAGTTCGCAGATATGATGGTTGAGACTTTAGGGCTTGATTTAGAATCTGACTTGGATCCGGTAATTAATGATACAATCCTTTCATTCGTAGAACTTCATCGCCTTGGTAAAGCAAACACTGATGGTACTTATGGATTGTTCCATATTTCCGAAGAGAAGTATAAAGATTCTCAAAGTTTGTGGCATGAGCACAACCATTTAATTACAGATATTTTGGATGACAGGTTCATTCCAGAATTTCGTATTCAATATCCATCAAAAGAAGAAAAATGGCTAGGAGAATAAAATGTTAAAACAACTTGTGAGTTTATTTCTGTTGAAGACAGGATTAGTGAGTGACCATATTAAAAATCTTTTAGAAGAATATGTCGAGAGTACGAGAGTTATCCTTTCAATTTGGAAGGATGATCGTTGGAAAGTATGGTATAAAGAGATGCCATATTTTGATAATAAGATTTTCAATTTCCAAAGATTTACAGACAGTAATGCTTGGAGAGTAATCCAATACCATATGAATAAGACGGCTAAGTACAGTTTGAACAACGGTAAGTATACTGTCTTATTCAATCGTACAGGTAGAGTTCGTTATCTCAGAGAGATTTCTGCTGGTAATAACTTCCTAATCTTTTATAAGAAAGGTTGGGATTTACCTTGTATTTGCATTCTTAGGAATACTACAGATGAAAACAACAACTTTGAAGTATACAATCGAATGATATCATACGCATCAAACTCTGATTATAAGAATGTAATCAAGTTGATCAACATGTATTGTTATGTGTACCCAATGTTTTCTATGGTACCAGTATCGAATTCGAATAAACTTCAAATGTATACGTTTGGAATTCAGGAATATACTGAAGGAGTGATTAACGATGGTTTGTATGTGAATGAAAAAGAGGTGAAAGGCGATGATAAAGGGAATTTTATCATTCTTTAATGGTTGGGAAGGATCTGAATATGAGATTACAGAAGGTGGTATAAAAGAACACGCTGAGAATTTCGCAAAGACTGAGACATTTAGTCCCGTATTTTCCAGATGGGCTGATATATGTAATGGAGTTATGTTAGAACACAACATCAAAGCTCCTAAACTAAACATATTCGTAGGTACAAAGTACAATTTAATGAAAGATACTAAGAATGGAGGGTATTATCCTTTCATTCTTATATCCGAAAAGCCTAATGACTTACGAATTCTTATCTTTGCAAGCATAAAAGATCAGCATTTATTCTGTTTAGACGTGCTTAGGAAGGATTTAAACTTTGATAAATACATGGCTAACTCTATTAAAGAAGGACGTCTAAAAATGTTCAGGTTTAAGTTGAACGGTAATTACTACACCGGACATCCTAATGTGGCTTGGACTCAAATCTATCATCCAGAAAATCGTTTCTTGGAATATATGTTTGGGTTAACCCCTTTCGTATCTAGTAGACCCAATGGGACAGAGTTATATATTCATAACTACTTCCTCTTGTCAACTATTAAAGAAGAAAACTACTACAACTACGATCTTCTGCAAAAACCAAGATGGATTGTAGACTATGAGAAAAAATTGAATGGAGAAAACTAAAATGAGATATTCACTAGACATTACACGCATCCCAGTTATCAAACCATCTGACTTTGAAAAACAAACAGAAGCTTTTAACGAAGCATACGAACTTATGTCATGCGAACCTGAAGACCAAATGATGATGTGGCTTGACGGTATTTTACGTCATCTTGGTAATGGAGGAAAGGTTACCGTGGCGGACTTACGAAGAACTGCTGGTCTTGAAGTTGAACCGCTTGACGAATTCTTTGGTTGGAGTAATTCTATTTCTCTACAACTCAAAGTTGACGAAGACCATACAATTAAATTCCCACTTATTCATTTACGTCGCTTGACTCCTCCTATGTATCCTGAGGAAATCAATTGGACAGCATTTGACACAGTTCGTCGTGAAGGTAAGGTAATTGATAATTTCGATTACTACAACGAATTCATTTCGGATATGCAGAAAGTTCACAAACTGACTGATGAACAAACTCGTCGTTTTGTTGCCGGTGAACGATATTGGGAGGTTGATGAGAATGACTAAGAAAGCTGTAAAAGTAACTTATATTAAACATCCTACTATCGATGAATATCGTTTGAACAGTATTTTCACTGATGTTGAAGATGCGACTGTTAAGGAAGGGTTCTTGCATATACTATACCGACTTAATGGTGTTGATATGATTGAAAGTATCAATCTTGAATATGTCTCAAAATACAATATCTTCAACTCTGAGAATGACTTACGTAAATCGATGGGTCTATCTCAAGAGAAACAGGTAATGCAATATGGAAAAGATATTGTTCCACTATGGGATGGCGAGAACGAATACTTTATAGAGTACGCGGTTAAAGGAACTGATGGTAAAGTTGAAGAACCTATGTTCCTACAGAATGTGGTTAATGTATCATATGTTTCTGAAAACACACTTGATACTATTCGATTCGAATATCGTATTCCTGATGGGCGCGTGTTATCTACAGGTATTGGGTTATCTAAACTTGAATATTGGAAAGTCGTTGAACTAATGAACAATAAGTGAGGTAATACTTAATGGCAGAGAGAATTAATTCGTTTGGTATGGGGTTATTTAAAGGAGTCAATCATGGTATTAAGCCTGATGAAAACTCTTTGTTGTTGAACAAACTAAATAATGACGGATTCATCTTACGTTTGTCAAATCCAATCATCATTGATCTTAAATACGTTAGTAGTGATGACGATATTAAGACTGTAAGATTTGAAGATGTCACTTCAATTAATTGGTGGCCGGGTGTTGAATTCTGTGAAATAGAATATCGCTCTGGTAGAGAGTCTGTCGTTATAGAAATTTTGAAAGCGGATGTTATGGCTATTGATGAAATCATCAAGCCTACTCCGCTCACTGGGAAAAGTAGAAGGGTACAATAAAATGAGTATTATTGATGTTATGGATATGGAGTATAAAGGTTTTGAAGGATCAATTAAAAAGATTGAATATCCTCGTGAACTTATAGACGAATTCAATAGAGACTACAAAGACATGTCTCTTCGTAGCTGGTGGTATTGTGGTTATATCCACGTGCCTGCTACAATTGATATTAGGAAAGTTAAGGATAGAATTGATGAAATCTTCCACGGTGGTATCACTTATGAAGAACACCGAACAAAATATACTATCCTTGGTTTCGATTGTAATCATGCTAATGATACTGATGAACACAACACAATTGATTTTGTGAAGGGTATTATCGAAGAGGCTATTGATTACCTTGACAATATTGATGAAGGGGATTTACATGACTAATGGCGTATTGTATGTGAAATACATAAACGACAATCAAGCTCGAAATGCTAAAGGTTTAGCAGTTCATCTTTGGCAAGGAGTTAAGGATTATTGTTTCTTGGACGAAGGGTGTAGTATATTTAAGATTGAATTGGGTGATCAAGGTCGAAGCATAGTATATATTCCAATGTCTAATGTTGCCTTGATTGAATATTTCGAGTCTATGGATAAGTTTGAACAAGCATATCCTAAGGGTAATGGTTTTGGGTATTAAAGGAGAAAGTAAATGACAAAAGTAAACAACAACACAATGCGTGAGCAATACGACGGACAATACAAGACATTTTGTAAGAAAAATAGTGATTATGGTAACTCGTTTGAAGAGTCTTTAGACAAGCACGGAATCGTGGCTAGCATCGTCCGTATGGGCGACAAAATGAACCGCTTAGAATCACTCACGGATGACTCTAGAACGCAGCAGGTGGGCTCTGAGAGCCTCCTAGACACCTTAGAAGACCTATCTAACTATGCTGCGATGACTGCATGCTGGTTAAAAGGTGTTCGAGCTAAGGATGGGGAGGAAGAGACCATTTGTATTATGAGTGATGACGCTCAGATTAATGCATTTGCAGCGGCTATCAAGACGGGCGCTAATATTCTTAAAGACCAACTTATTTCTAAGAAACTTGATGACGTACTTCCATTTATGGTCAAAGATCTTAAAAGACAGAGAGATCCTAAGTTGAGTTTAAACCATAGACATCGTATTGTAGAACAACGTCGTTATTATTACAAACATATTGCTGCATGTATTATTGACACTGATGGACTCGAGTTCAATGATTTCACTAGATATATAAAAGAGCATTTCGATTTGACTGATGGAGAACGACAATTGCTATGTGAAGGAGTAATGGAAGAAATCTATTCGCAAACTGACAAAAATCCCGGGGGTGAAGAAGAGCCTGAATTTCGGACTAAGAAATTTAACATTCCTAAGGAAGAGTAAGTTGAAGAACCTACACCTCTTAATGAAAGGGTATTAAATGCCTTATTATGGTTCTTACCATTAAACCAAAATTATCGAGGTGATAAGAATGATAGTGATTGTTAGAAATAGAACTACTGGTTCGACAGAGACATTTCTTAATGTTGAACGTATTGAATCAAATTCTAAAGATGATGGTGCTTCCGCATTCACTATTTCATTAACAGACAGAACCAAACATTACTATCCTGCACATCTATATTCATACGAAGCCGTAGATAGATTGTCTCGGGATCGCCATGCAGGTAAAACCGAAGAATGGAAGAAACTTCGGGAATCTATATTAGGAAGCACTGAAAATAACCAAGAACCCTTCTTTAATGGGTACATACCAAATTTTTATTTTAAACCAAAAGGAGAAAACAAATGACAATTAATTTAGAAACAGCACTAGCTTGGATGAAAAACCGTGAAGGACAGGTATATTACAGTATGGACCACCGTGATGGTCCTGATGGATATGACTGTTCATCATCTATTTACTACGCACTACGCTCAGGCGGAGCAGTATCTGCTGGTTGGGCAGTGAATACTGAATACGAGCACCAATGGTTGCTTGACAATGGATTTGAGCTTATTGCTGAGAACACACCTTGGGATGCTCAACGTGGTGACGTATTCATCTGGGGACGTAAAGGATATTCTTCAGGTGCTGGAGGACACACAGGTATCTTTGTGGATAGCGATAACATCATCCACTGTAACTACGCATACAACGGTATTTCTGTGAATGACCACGACGAACGTTGGTATTATGCTGGTAAGCCATATTTCTACGTTTACCGTCTTACAGGAGCTCCTACAGCTAAACCAATTGAGTCAGGATGGCATCACAACGACACTGGTTGGTGGTATGTACGTCAAAACGGATCATATCCAACAAACCGCTTCGAGTACATTGAAGATGGTAAAGGTTGGTTCTACTTTGACAAAGACGGATATATGTATGCTGAGAAATGGTTGAAGCATACTGATAACAAATGGTATTGGTTTGACGAGAAGGGATACATGGTTACAGCTTGGAAGCAAATCGGTGGTAAATGGTACTACTTCGACAAAGATGGTGCCATGGTTACAGGCTGGGTTAAATACTATGACAACTGGTATTACCTAGACGCTGCTAATGGTGATATGAAGTCTGACTGCTTCATTAAATATAATGATGGTTGGTACAAACTTCTTCCAGATGGTAAACTTGATGATAAACCTTCATTCAAGGTTGAACCTGACGGATTTATTACAACTGAAACACTAACAAATCAAGAGCCTCCTAAAGAAAAAGTGGCAACAGAAGATAAGGACGCTAAGTAATAATTATGAAGAAAAATACAAATTCGCCAGTAGTGCTAGACGCGTTTGACGCAAAGTATATTAAAGATGTGGACGGGATTATAACTGGCTGGAAGCTTGTATTGTCTCGTAATCCTATATTATCTACCTTATATGGGGAGATTGTCCGGGTGAAAATTGATGGTTTTGAGTACCTTGTAAGGGTTGCAAACAGCTATCAAACGGATAATTCTTTGGTGAATCGGGTGGAATTACGATGGATTAAACGTTCTAAATAGGTATATTTCTATGGAAAATGCCCAGAAAAACTTTGGGTGACTGTAGGAATTTGCGTTGATATTGTAGGAAAATTGGTCTAAAAATGGCTAATTTTGGCTTAAAACTATCCCCCAAAAAATCTGAGGAAATTTGGGGGATTTCTAGACGACCTATAATATTGATGTAAAATTTTGAGAAAAAGGTGAAAAAATCATTAAAATCCCCTATTTCTCCCCCAAAAACGACCCCTTTTCCTATTGTATATTGGGATGAGTTAAAAATGAACTGGTTTATATATACAATGGTGAGAGGGGGCAAAACGGGGGAGAAACGGGTGATTGTAGAATTGGAGGTATAAAGTGGATTTTTTAGACGTTTCTATCAAAAAGTTCACGTCAAACAACAGAACTGTTGATTATGAAGTATCTCCCGATTTCATTTTTGGCGATACAAAGGATTTAGTAGTAAAGGGTTCTAAATTCTATGCGTACTGGAATGGTTCTTATTGGGACACCCAACAAAAGAACTTATTTTATGATATTGATACTCTTCTTTGGCGTAGGGCTAAAGAATTAGAAGAAGGTAGACCTGGTTTACGAATTGATGTTAAGGAAATCCGTAGAGCGTCGGTTGGTAAGTTCAGGTTATTTCAAGATTTTTGTAAAGCCTGTGAGTCTGGTGATGTGTCTTTCAACCAAAAGATATTATTCGCCGACCACAAGATGAAGAGACGAGATTATGCTACTACTCAATTAAATTATACACCAACAGAAGGAGATGCTCCAGCATTTACTGAATTGGTAGGCACTTTATATATGCCACAAGAACTTGACAAGATATTGTGGTTCATGGGTGCCTTATTTACAAACAACATGTACAAGATTGAAAAGTTCATGTATTTGTATGGTTCAAAGGGTAGCGGTAAAGGTACCGTATTGAAAATATTCAGAATGTTATTTCAAGATTACTGTGCTCCTATTGACTTGAAACTGCTCACAAGCAATGACCAGTTTGCAACAGGACAAGTTCAGGAAGTACTGTTATTGATTGACGAGGATACGGATATCAGTCATATTCAAAACGATACGCCGTTATTGAAATTGACAAGTCATGAAATTATTCAGGTTAATAAAAAGTTTAAAGAACCTTATTCTGTCACATTTACAGGATTATTGATTACCGCGTCAAACCAACGTTATAAAGTTCGTAACGTTGACTCTGGCATTACTAGACGTGCTGTGGTTGTAAATCCTAGTGGACAGAAAGTTAGTCATACAAAATATAATCAACTGATGGCTCAAATCAAATTTGAACTGCCTTATATTGCTCAGATGGCAATTAACAGATTTGAAGAATTGGGTTTTGATTATTTTGATGAATACTTCGATGTTGAGATGGCCGAACAGACTGACCATATATTCGACTTTATTCGCTCACACGCAATTTATATGCAAGAAGGAATTAGTCTTCGTCAACTTAGTGAACTGTATAAAGAATATTTGGAAGACATGGGATGGAAGACGGATGGATATAAAGCTGTTATCAAACGAGAGGCTTTGCGTTATTTCGAGACAATGGTTAAGGATAGCGCTATTGATGGTACTCGTGTTAAGAATTATTTTAAAGGATTTAAATGGAATGTTGCATTTCCAGAAGGACTTGTCAGCACAAGTAAT